TGGTGGCTGGGCAGTATTCAATTTTACACCTCGAGGGAAAAACCATGCCTATGATCTTTATCTAATGGCTAAGAATAATCCAGAGTGGTTTTGCCAGGTTTTGACAATCAATGAAACTAAAGTCTTATCTCAAGAAGATATGGACAAAGAAAAGGCTGAAGGGATGTCAGAACATCTTATTCAGCAAGAATATTTTTGTAATTTTGATCAAGGAGTAGAAGGAGCTTATTATGCCAAATATCTCAATCAAGCAATTTTGGATCATCGTATTTGCGATGTGTCTTACGATCCTCACCTTCCAGTTGATACCTATTGGGATTTGGGCGTGTCAGATGAAACCGTCATCTTGTTTGCCCAAACCTCTCAAAACCAAATCCGACTCATTAATATGTATAGAAATCAAGGAGAAGGGTTGCAACATTACATCAGATGGTTACGAGAAACCGGAGAGAAGCATCAGTATTTATACGGAGAACATTACGCGCCCCATGACATTAAAGTTCGTGAATTGGGGTCCGGGGCCAGGGGAAGATATGAAATTGCGAGAGATCTCGGAGTTAACTTTAAAATAGTCCCTAATCTACCAATAGTAGAAGGAATTGAATTAGCTAGAGGATTATTTCCAAAACTATGGGTTGATAAGAAAAAATGTTCATTTTTTATCAAAGCTGCAGAAAACTATCAAAAGTCATTTAATGAAAAAATGAACGTGTATAGCGATAAGCCTTTACATAATTGGGCTTCTCATTGTATGGATGCATTTAGATATTTAGCTGTTATGCAGTCAAAAAAATCTAGTAACAAAATGACAGAAAATGAAGCAAATGATATGGAGAAACTTTATTCTTTCAAACATTGCTAGTTTATGATAAAAAAATATTTGAGGATAAAATGACAAAAAAAGGGCAAAAGATTATTCCGGGATCATTAAAAGGTGGAAAATCAAAACCATCGGCAAAATCGAAACCTGGATCTGGAAAGAGATTTGCTTCTTTAGAAAAGAAATTAGCTAAAGAAGAAGGTATAGATAATCCTGGAGCTTTAGCCGCAGCTCTTGGAAGAGCTAAGTTTGGAGCTAAAAAAATGTCAAAAATGGCATCAGCGGCAAAAAAAAAGAAAAAATAGCTTAGAACCACGCAAGAGCTACAAATAACACACGAACCAATAAATTTTTTCAAGCATACTTAGAACCACTGTGTGTTTATTCACATAAGGATGCCATGACTACATCTCAAAATATCGTTTCTGATTTTGACAAGTTTTATAGCGAAGCTTATCGTGCATGGGATTCATTTTACCCTTTAGCTGATAGAGATCTTCGCTTTTATCTTGGTGATCAATGGGACGAAAAAGAAAAAAGACAGCTTTTCCAAGAAGGAAGATCAACTTTTGTTTTCAATAGAGTGAGAAGAAATGTAAATCTTATCACTGGATATCAACGAAAAAATCGTCTTTCTTCTGTTGTTGTTCCTATTGAAGATGGAGACCAAGAAACAGCTGATCAGTTATCTCAACTTCTTCTTCATGTAATGAATTATGGAGAAGGATATCAATGCATTTCTGATTGTTTTGGTGGAGCTCTAAAGACTGGATGGAATCTTTTATCCCTATGGGTAGATTATCGAGATGATATGGTGAATGGAGATATTAAATTCTCTCGTGAACCTTACAATGGATTCATTCTTGATCCGTACTTCACAAAACTTGATCTTTCTGATTGTAGCTATATTCTGCGTAGAAAATATCTTGATGTAAAGCATACCGCTTCTCTTCTTCCTGGATATGAAAGAGAAATTTACGATCTCCATGAAAAAGGATGGGAAAAAGATGATAAATTCACTTGGCTTCCATATCAAAGAATGCCTTCTGGACCAAAACTCATGGCATACGATGAATTGTATCAGCAAAAATGGAAACAAGTACCAATGCTTGTTGATATGGAAAGTGGAGAAACGATTGAATTTGACCTTGATAGAGAAACAATAAAGTCTTTTCTTGAACAGTACCCTCAGCTAAAAGTCGTCAAGAGACCAAAGAAATATATAGAGCTCAATATCATTGTAAATGGCGAATATATCAAAACAGAAATCAATCCTTATGATCTAGATGAATACCCATTTGTGCCGTTCACAGCTATATTTGAGCCAGAATCTGATGATTGGTCTTTAAAGGTTCAATCATTAATCCGATGTATGGTTGATCCTCAAAGAGAATCAAATAGACGTCGCAGTCAAATGGTTGATATGCTTGATTCTCAAGTGAATTCTGGATGGATTGCTAACGAAAATTCAGTCATTAACCCGCGCAGTCTTTTTCAGTCTTCTCAAGGAAAAGTTATATGGAAAAGAGAGGATGCTCCTCCAGGATCTATAGAAAAAATTCCTCCTGCTCAAATACCTCCTTCAATGTTTCAACTGCAACAATTATTTGATAACGATGTCGTAGAAATTTCTGGTGTAAATGATGCTGCTTTTGGACAAACAGAAAATGCTGGTGAGTCTGGTGTGATGATGCTTTTACGTCAAGGAGCCGCTCTCATTAATCTACAAGATCTTTTTGATAACTTACGTTTAAGCCAAAAAACCATAAGTAAAAAGATCTTAAAGTTGATACAGAATTGGAAGCCTGCGAAAGTAAAAAGAATTTTGAATGAAGAACCGACACAAGAATTTTATGACCCTAAGATAACTAAATATGATGTATCGATTCAAGAAGGAGTTCTTACAGATACTCAAAAGCAAATGTATTTCAGACAGCTTGTTGACTTGCGTCAATTAGGTGCTCCTGTAACAGGTGAAATGCTTGCTCAAGCAGCTCCTATTCAAGGAAAAACTGAATATATTCGTCAAATTTCTGAGATGGAACAACAACAAGCTCAACAAGCTCAAGAACAACAGCAAATACAAGCAGAACTTATCAAGTCTCAAAAACAGATGAGCGAAGCAAAAGCTATCTCAGATATAGCTCTAAGCAAAGAAAGGTTCACAAGAGCTGTTGCTAATATGGGACTACAAGAAGAAAGAAATTCTGAAGCTATTCAAAACCGTTCTCAAGCATCACTAGACAGAGCAAAAACTATAAAAGAACTAGAGTCTTTGGATGATGCTAGATTATTAAAATATCTGCAAATTGCACTTCAGTTAGATGAAATGAATAAGAGAGAAGAAGAAAAACATAAAGTTGAAGATATTGCCGTTACGGAACAATCAGAAAAGCTTAATGCTGCTTATCCTCAGCCTCAAGGAATGCCGAATACACCTGGACTAATGTCAAGTACATTAGGAGAAAATCAACCTCCTGGAATGTTTTGAGGATATTCACATTATAAAATTGGTATCTATATACCAAGAAAGCATCAGTAATTGCTGGTGCTAACAGTGAGAAATATTTGGAGGTCTAAAATGGCTACAAAACAAGGCTATAATGATCGTCTAGATGAATCTATGGGAATGCGAAATGGTCCAGAAAAAATGAAGGAACAATCGTATAAAAGCCGTAGAAATGAATCTAGAGGAATGTGTGATCTAGGTCATGAGAAGAAACCTGGTAAAATTAATCCATTGGCTGCACAAAATGAAGATCTTTCTAGATTGCATATTAAAAAGCAAGATATGAGAGGTAATCCAAAAGAAGCTTGGAATTATAAGTATTAAAGGAATTTTTTATGGCACAAGAGACTGGAGAAACTCGCGATGCGATTATCGAAGATGATGAGAAATTCATTGAACAAATATTAAATGCTAACAAGCATCGAAAAGATCCTTACTGGATAGTAATGTTTGCAAAACCATCTCGTAATACGGTCGACGGAAAGCCAGCGTTAGCCAAGCATATCAAAGCTTATCCTGTTAAACCAGCTCCTCAAGTAGGTATGGTTATAGGAAAAGTTGATAACAAAAAAGGAACAGTAGACTGGGATGTGAACATGCCTCAGCGTCCTTTTGCTTTTGATATGTTACATACATTAGGAGCAAAAGCTTGTGATGAAGTTGTCGTAGAAACAACTTCTATCCCTAATGCATATATTACAAAATAGCGCCGCCAGCTTATGGGCGAGGAGGAATTATGAGCGAAGAGCAAATAGAAACGGGCGATCAAGTTTCGGAGGCCGCCGCTCCGACAGTAGATCATCAATCTGATTCAGCAGCTGCAGAAAAACAAGTTCCGCTTGATGCTTTGCAAGCTGAAAGAGCAGAAAGACAGAAACTGCAAGATGAAGTGCGTATGATGAAGGATTATTTATCTGTGATGCAATCTCAGCAGTCTTCTCATAAAACACCAGAACCAGATCCAATGGATGATGATGATGTTCTGACTGTCGGAGAAGCTAAAAAATATATGTCTCAAATGAGTTCTCAATATGAGACAAAAATTAACGAATTGCAGATGGCTCAAAAATATCCTGATTATGAGCAAGTCATCACCAAGTATTTACCTGAAGTTTTAAAACAAAACCCAAGTTTGAGAAATTCTCTTGAAAAAACTCAAGATTATGAACTCGCATATCATCTAGCTAAGAACAACGATGGTTATCGTTCTTCAAGAAAAAGTGAGAAAAAAAATGCCGATGCTGAACGCATAGTTCAAAATTCTGCAAAAGCAGGATCTTTATCAAGTTTAGGGCAATCCTCTCCTATTAATGCAGCTAGAAGATATAAGGAGATGAGTGATGCTGATTTCCAAAGAGAAGTAAACAAAAACTTGGGATATTAATGAGGATAAAAAATGTCTAATGTAACCACTACAGCGGTTCTTCCTCCAGCAGTTCGGGAATACTACGATCGTCTTTTGTTGATGACAGCTTATCCAAAGCTTATTCATACAAAATTCGCTCAACGTAGGACTCTTCCCGAAAAAATGGGAGACACCATTGTTTTTCGTAGATATGCACGTTTAGCTACTGTGCCTGTACCTATCCAAGATGGAATTACTCCTCCAGGAGCTCCTCTTTCAGCTACAGATATCAAAGCTCGTGTAAATTTTTACGGTAACTTTGTTACAATTACAAACCAAGTTGAGTTAACAGTAGAAGATAGAGTATTGAATGAATCATCTCGTCTTTTAGCCCAAAACTTGGCACAAACTATGGATGAAGTTACTCGTGATGTTTTAGCATCTACCGCATCTGTAGTACAGTGTGCAAACGGTATGAACGGAAATACTCCAACAGAACTTACAAAATTGGATATAGATTCAGCTGTTCAAACTCTACTCAATAATGATGCAGAGATGATTTCAGAAGTTATAGAAGCATCACGAGATATTTCTACAGCACCTGTTCGTCCTGCTTTCTTTGGATATATCGATAGTGCTCTCTTAGATGATCTAGAAGCTGTTTCTAACTTTAACAATACAGCTAACTATCCAGGTCAACAGAGAGTTCTTGATGCTGAATGGG